CTCGTTCGGAGCTTTTGCCGACTGATGGGCCTGTCAAAGTCAGGAACGATAACAACAACGCCACTCTTCCTAATGACGAGATGGCAAATGCCCTTGAAAATGACCTCAACCACTATCTGACAGCGACCGCCACCGAGTATTACCCTGATACCGACCGCATGTTGCTCATGCTTGGGTTCGGTGGCACGAGCTTCAAGAAGGTTTACTATTGTCCGTTACGAAATCGTCCCGTGTCAGAGACGGTTGATGCCGACGATTTGATTGTCAACAACGCTGCCACCGATCTGTCAAATGCCAAACGGATTACCCACCGCAGCTATATGAGTCCAAACACTGTCAAACGCCTCCAAATCTTGGGCGTTTACCGTGACATCAACCTTTCTACCCCTAAAGCTCTCGATCCTGACAGTTTTCAGCGCGAAAAGAGCGCCCAGCAGGGCATCAGCGCCGATACTTTCAATCCAGAAGACCGTGACAGGCTCATTTATGAAGTCTATTGCGATCTGGACCTTCCCGGCTTCGAGCATAAGCACAAGGGCAAGCCTTCCGGTCTGGAAATCCCCTACATTGTCACGATTGACGAATCGTCACGCACCATTCTGTCAATTGTTCGCAACTACGATGAGGACGATGAGGAGCTTCCGACCGCCAAGAGGCGCTTTGTGAAGTTCACCTTCGTTCCCGGCTTAGGCTTCTATGACATCGGCCTACTTCACATCCTTGGGAACACGACGAATGCCATTACAGCAGCTTGGAGAGAGCTGTTGGACGCTGGCATGTACAACAACTTTCCCGGCTTCCTTATGGCGGACACTGGTGCTCGACAGAACACCAATATCTTCCGTGTCCCGCCCGGTGGCGGCGCATTGGTGAAGACCAATGGTATGCCGATCACCCAAGCCATCATGCCACTTCCTTACAAGGAACCCTCTGGCGCGTTGATGAACCTTGTCACTCAGATGGCTGAGACGGGTATGCGCGTAGGCGGTACTTCTGAGGTTATGGTGGCTGAAGGAAGGCCCGACTCGCCAGTCGGAACCACATTGGCGATGATTGAGCAGACCCAAAAGGTGCTGAACTCAGTCCATAAGCGTCTTCATGCGGCTCAGTCTGAGGAATTTGAGCTTCTGATCCAATGCTTCCGTGAGAACCCAGAAAGCTTCTGGATGAAGCGCCGGAAGCCCGCTTTTCCTTGGGATCAGAAGACTTTCACGGAGGCTTTGGAGAGCTACTACTTCGTCCCGCAGGCTGATCCGAACACTGCCAGCCAGACACAGCGCCTAATGAAGGTTCTGGCTCTGAAGCAGCTTGTGGCGACAAATCCCAGCCTCTACGATCCGATTGCGGTCGATACAGCGGCGCTTCAGGCGCTTGGCTGGTCCAACCCGCAACAGTTCATGGTGCCTCCGTCAGCGCAGGGCAAGCCGCCGCCAGAACTCATTCAGCAACAAGCCAAAATGCAGAATGACAAGACCATCGCGGATGCTCGCATGTTGGATAGTCAGACTCGCGCTCAGGATATGCAGGCCAAAAGCCAATTGGATCAAGCAAAGATTCAGTTGGATCATGCCAAGCTGCAACTGGATATGGCGCAGGCTCAGGCCGATCAGCAAGGTCAGGCTCCGCAGCAAGACCCGACCAAAATGGCTGAACTCCAGACCCAGCAAATGGACATCAGGCAGCGCGGTCAGGATGCCATGATTGATGCCATCAACCGCAAGCGGGACCGTGAAAGCCGTGAGCGCCTTGCTGCTGTCAAGTTGGCAGAAGAGTTGATCCAAAATCCGCAAGGGTTGCACATTGCTGAGAACGTCCTTGGCAATGGCATGATGCAGCGTCTTGAGGCGGATGAGCCCACCCTTGACGGAACGCAGACTGGAGAAATGTGATGGCCGATACTGCACAAAATCGCATGAACTCTGGCATCGCTGATCTAATGCGCCAATACCCAAGAGATAACACGCCTGCGTATGGCGATGTACCTCCGGGATACATGCTGGCGCGTAATGCGGATGGGAAGGTTGTGGTAGTTCCTGCCAACAAATACACTCCATCAACCGGTGCTAGGCCTGATCAAAAGCTCACAGTTGGCCCCAATGGCGAAGTTGTGTCGTCCCCATACATCTCTCCTGCGTTGGATAAAGCTTTAGATGTCGCACGGGGAAACGCTAGTCCCGCTTTGTCGTTTGGCGAAACAGGTATGGCAGACCCATCCGGGTCAAGCTTCTTCACGCCCCAGTATACAGATGCAGATTTTACTCGATCCCTTGCGTTGCAGCATCCGTTGAACCGTGCGACGACGCAAGAAGATATTGATGAAGAGGCGCGTCTTAGGGCTAACTTGGCTCTCTCCGCTAGAGAGAAGCAACTGCAACCTCAAGGCAATTTTTTTGGCGGCGATCAGCTTTTGACGAAAGATCGCATCACTCAGATGTATGGTGAACCGTCTGAAAGCATTCCTACTACTTTGCAGCAACGATCTGCGCCTATTGTTAACACAAACCAATTACCGGCTGGGTATACACCAAACTATGATGACTTTCATAGGATGTTCCCTCCTACGCCTGTTCAAACCGCTCCCCAAACGGACATTTCAGATTTTTCAAATCTGGATTTTGTGCCTCCCGCCTCTTCTAGAGGGGATAGGGCATATACTGCTGTCAACACTGCCAGACAGGTTGCGGCGCGCGCTCCTGCTCCTGCCACCATTTCCTCCTCCACTTCGGCTCCCGCTCCTGCACAGCCTCAATCTGGTGGCTTGTTCAGCCGCATCTTCTCCGGCCCAGATTACCAATCTACCGGAGACACAGTTGCTAAGCCGGGCGGCGGTGTAAATTGGGGTAGCTCTGAAAATTCTGCGGACTTTTTCCGTGCTGCCCGGCTGGCTCAACAGCTTCAGGATCAGCAAAATGCGTCTGGCTCGTCTGATGATGCTCAACCCAGAGCCTCTGGTGGCAAGGTAGACAAGAAGCCTTCCAAGGAAGCTATGCTCCACAAGTCTCTTGAGATCATTCACCACATGCTCAAGAACCAACATCGGTAAGAGGCAGCTATGTCCAAAAAGAACGTAGCGAATGCCCTGCACATTGCCAAATCTGTTGGCCGCAGAGGGTATGCTTGGGGCGGGATTCCTGACATGCCCTCAATGGAAGACCCAAGCGAGTGGCTTGAAATGGGGGGCGCTAAACCTGTTGCCACAACTGTAGATCAACAATTAGGCCTTAACCGCGATTTTTCATCAAATGTTTTTCAGCCCTTGACGGGCCAGCCGGGCGGAATGCCAAATACATCTGGTTCGGTTCAAAATAATAGAATTTCTCAACTTCAAGAATCTGCTCAACGCATAAAATCGGGGGAGGGTTCAGCGGAAGAACACGCGGACCTTGTTAACCAATATAAACCAGTCACACCTTATAATGCTCCAGTTGCCCCAGCCACATCTGATGAAATGGCAGCAGCGTTCGCGCAGACTGACAGCCGAAAAATACCTAAAATAGGCCTCCCATCTCAGGTTCTTCAAGAAGGTGATCCTGCTGCTGTTCGCTTGGATATTCCTTCATATAACAATGCAAATCCTAGCACATGGACCGTTTCCGTCCATGAGCCAAAACCCGACTATTCTGCCGGTCCTGTCATCGGATATGATAGCATAGCTCATTTGAGCAACCCAACTTTTGGTGTTCAACCAACTGGAGCAATGAACATTGCGGCGGGTAAGAAAAAGTCAACCATAGCTACGGTTCAAGGTAACTGGAAGCCTACAACACCTAATGATGCTTATGCTTTAGCTAAGCAGATACATAATGATCCTAATTGGGCTCAAGTAGGTATGGACCCAGAGCGTCATGCGTATTTTTATGACCGGAAAACTATGCAGCCAGTCGTGTCCGCTGACGAAGCTCTACACATCGGTCCATTAGTTTACGCCAAAAATCCGGTATATGGCGACCCAAAAAATTACAAATTTGCTCACGGTGGTATGCCTTTGGCTAGAGCTTCAGGTGGCCGTACCTATCATCTTGAGCCGCAATCGGAGTGGAAAGACAATTCGGACTATAAGAAGACCGGCGGGAAGATGACCCATATGGCTCCCGGCGAGTTCTTGAAGAAGGTCGAGCCTCTTGATATGGGCAGCGATGACCGCGCCAAGATCAAGAAGTTCAAGAAAAAGATCAAGAAGGGCAAGCCTGTAGACCATCCGATGGCAATCTACCCTGCTGGCGGACAAGATGGCAGGCATCATGCCATGGCAGCAAAGGAGCTTGGGATTAAGAGCGTTCCTGTCCTGACATGGCCCAAAAAGGCAAAAGGTGGCACTATTGTTGACAAAGCTCTTATGCTACTGTCACAAAAGGCGCAACGCCAACGGGGACGCCCGTAATCCTAGTACTAGGAGTTGATATGTCAGATATGGCAAAACAGGCCCGAGCGGCTATGAAGGCGAAGGCCAAAAGCCTTAGCGGTGGTGATCCTACCCAAAAGGTTGATTCGTCTGATTGGACGCCTCCTCCGCAGCTCGAAACGACTGCCCAGACGGGCCTGCGTCCTGTTTCTCGCCGTGCGTTCAAGTCTGGTGGCAAGGTTCATGGCGAACATGCCAAGCCGAACATGGGCCGGATGCCGCGTAAATCTGGCGGCGAAGTCAAGAAATGGGTCGATGCCAAGATCAACCGCAACGTCAAGGATGCCAACGAAGAGCGAGCTGGCACCAAACACATTGGCGCGTTGAAGACTGGTGGACGTGCCAAGAAGAACAATGGCGGCAATCTCGATAACTCTGTGACAGGTGCTGGCACGGTTACGCAGAAGCCCACTCCGCTTCCTCCGCGTCGCCCGCCTGAGTATACACCAAGCCGCTCTCCCGAACCGTCTGACGCATGGGATGCCGATCAGATCGAACGTGCGGAAGCTGGCCGCAAGCATGGTGGCCGTGCCAAGAAGATGCTGGGCGGGCCTATGATGGGCGGCGCTATGATGGCTCCGATGGCTACTCCCATGTCTGGCGCGGGCGCTTCTTCAATGAACATCCCGGCTGGCGGCACGGCTCCCGGCTTGGCGAACCTCCCGAACGTGTCCAAGAATGCCCTGAACTTCGGTGTTGGCGCGTCTGGAAGCCCGTACAAGAAGGGTGGCAAGGTAGGCCATCCTGATGAAGCGGCTGACAAGGCCCTCATCAAGAAGATGGTGAAGCCCTCTGCCCGTACTGGCAAAAAGCATGGCGGGGAGCGTGAAGCTCGTGCCACTGGTGGCAATGTGTTCTCTGGTCCGGGCTATCCGGGCAAGGTTCCCGGCGCTACTGGCGGTCGCACCGCTCATGCTGCGGGTGGCAAAGCTGGCAAGGGCAAGACCAACATCAACATCATGATCGGTCACAGGCCGGGCGAAGGTGCTGGTATGGCTCCTGCCGCTGCGATGAATCCGATGGCTGGTCCTGTGAAGCCTCCGGGCTTGGGTGGACCGGCTGGCGGCGCTCCGCTTCCTCCGATGCCTATGGGTATGCCTCCGATGCCTCCGGGCGGCGCTCCCGGTGGGGCTCCTCCGATGCCTCCGGGCATGATGCCTCCGGGCGGCGCTATGCCGCGCAAATCCGGTGGCCGTGCCTACCATTCCTATAAGGATATGGATGCGGGCGCTGGTGGTGGCGAAGGCCGCATTGAGAAGACCGAAATTGCTAAGCGCAAGGGCGGTATTCAACGAGCTTAAAGGATTCGCAACGGCCCGGTGCACGTTGCGGATTTGGGTGGGAGCATGGCCCCCTTCATGTTCCCACCCAGCTATTCCAAAGGGGGCCGCAAAGGGGGCGGTGATGGCAGCTACGACGTACCAAGCGTACTATCAGTATGAATTGAAGAAGCTAATGGAAGAGGAAGTCGCCAGACTGACTTCCGTAATAACGGCAGAACATGAAGTGATTCACGACTATCCAACCTACCGTTACTTCATTGGAACAATTCAAGGAATTCGCAAGGCAATTCAGCTTTGCGATGAAGCGGAAGCCGTTGTGAACGGCAAAGAGTGAAAAAGGGGGACTTAAAATGCCGCATATGGAAATGGAACACGAACTCAATCCGGCAGATGTACTGCGTAAGGCAGCCGGTGACATTTCGTCCGTAGAAATCTTCAACAATCAGCTTCTGGTGGCGGTCTATGTGCGTCCTCAGAAGACGAAAAGCGGTCTTTATCTGACAGATAAGACCACTGATGAAGATCGTTTTCAGTCCAAAATCGGTTTGGTTCTGAAGATGGGCATTTCTGCGTTCGATGACGAGACGGGCCAATGGTTCAATGGCGTGAAGATCAATGAAGGTGATTGGATCATCTTCCGCCCGTCAGAAGGTTGGAGCGTCACTGTCAACGGCCAGCTTTGCCGCATGATCGACGACATCAACGTAAAGGGTCGGGTGGATCAGCCTGATCGTGTTTGGTAAAAGGAGAGCAATATGTCAGGAGAAAATGAACAGCTTGAGTTTGTCATTGATGACGCTCCAGTCAAAGCTGAAGTGAAGAAAGACGAGCCTGCGATTGAGATTGTTGACGATCCGAACGATGTCGGCGCTAAGCCTGAAAAGCCTGCCAAAGACATTGAAAAGACTCTCAAGAAGCTCAACAAGAAGCTCGAAAGGGAAAAATCTGCGCGTCAAGATGCGGAGATGAAGGCCCGGCAAGCTGCCGAACATGCCCGCCGATCTACTATGGACGCGCAAGATAGTCGCGTTCACCTTGTTGGCAGTGCCATCGAAACCCTCAAAAGGGACGATGAAATCCTGACTGCTCACCTTCGTAACGCCATGGAAATTGGCGATTATGACAAGGCGGCAGACATTCAGCGGACCCTTGCTGGCAATGCCAACAAGATGGTTGAGCTGGAGCGCGGGTATCAGGATTTGCGGAATACTCCGCCTCCTCCGCCTGTTGCTCCCATCAATGCCAATGGTCCCAATGTGGATGACATCATCCAAAAGGTCACTCCGCGTTCTGCGGAATGGCTGAAGGAGAACCGCAAGCACCTTCCCGATGCCAGAAGCATTCGGATTATGGCTCGTGCCCATGAAGATGCTATCGACTACGGCATGATCCCTGAGTCGGACCAGTACTTCCGATTTGTGGAGGACCGCCTTGGTATCGGTAAGAAGAAAGACAATTATGAAAGGGACGACGCCATGTCTGGCGCTTCAAAAGCATCCAAAAACCGGCAGTCTCCTCCTTCTGCGCCCGTGACGCGCCAACCTGTCGATGCCCCCAACCGTCCGGGCGTCATCAGATTGACCGCCGAACAGGTTGAGGCTGCCAAAATCAGCGGTATCAGCCCGCAGGAATACTACAAGCTGATGATTCAAGACCGTAACCGTAACTAAGGAGAATGATAATGTCTGAAGCAACTGAAGGTACTGCCAAGCGTCGCGGTCGCCCGCCGCGCACCACTCCCAAGGTCGAAAGCCCTGCCGTCATCGAGCCCAAGGTTGAGGCTGTCCGCGAAATCTTCGTAGCGGAACGTCCTGCCATGCGTCCGACTATCCGTGATGACGATCCGCGCGCGGCTGCTGCCCGTCGTGCGGCTCAAATTCGCGGACATTTGGGCGATATGGATGAGGGCACGGATGAGTTCCGCGCTCCCAAGCCACCGGATGGCTGGGAATACGAGTGGAAGCGCAAGACTGTGCTCGGTCAGGAAGACCCTGCCTATCAGGTTCAGTTGGCGCGTATGGGTTGGGAGCCTGTTCCCACCTCATATCACCCTGAAATGATGCCCGGCATGGGTAATTTTCCCAACATCGAGCGCAAGGGCCAGTCCTTGATGATGCGCCCGGCTGTAATCTCTGACGAAGCTCGCGCAATTGAGCGCCGCCGCGCCAAAGACCAAATCCGTGCCAAGGAAGCCCAGCTTAATGTGGCCCCTGATGGTCATTTTGAGCGTAATGAGAAGAGTGTCAGGCCGAACATCAAGAAGGGGTACTCCCCAATTGAAGTTCCAAACGATTAGTTCTTGGCATTTATGACATTAAGGGGGTTGGCATATGTCAGCCCCCTTTACATTTGATATTTTGACAGGTATTTTGTTGTCACGGCTGCTTTAAGGCCTCCTTTCCCCGGCGTGAAAGGCTCTAACTTCCCCTGTCCCTTAGCTGCCCCGGCGCGCAGTAACGGGATTTTCCTGAAAAAGGAGGCACCGTTATGGCAAATACCAATGCGCCGTTCGGTTTTCGTCAAACTCAGGGCACTGGCTCAGCTCCGACCTATGAGCAAGTCGAGTTCCAGATTGCCTACAACACCACCAACATCTTCTTCGGTGATCCCTGCACGCCTACGAGCGGTGGCTATATCACTCAGTCCGGCTCTTCGGGCGGTAGCTCAGATACTCAGATCGCTGGCATTTTTGTCGGCTGCCGGTATCTGTCTACTTCGCAGAAGCGCACTGTCTGGTCCAACTACTATCCGGGCGGCACTGATCCGGCGACTGGCACGATCTATGGCTATGTGGTCAATGATCCGAACGCCAAGTTCGTTGCTCAGACTGGTTCGGGCGGTGCGGCTCAGGCCAACATCAACCAGACCATCGGCTTCACGATTGGTTCCGGCAATACCTCTACGGGTATTTCTGGCGCGTATCTGAACATGAGCACTGCTGGTGTTGACGCGACCCAACCTTTCCGCATTTTCAGCCTTGTTACGCAGCCTCCGGGCTCTAACGGCACCTCCTCTGGCGACTACAATTATGTCATTGTTGGCTTCAACAATGTGCAGACCAAGTCGCTCGTTGGCATCTAAGGGAGTAAGAACCAATGGCTGTTAATCTCTCAGCAATCAAGGATCTTCTCCTGCCCGGCCTTCGCGGTGTCGAAGGCAAGTACGAGATGATTCCGTCTCAATACGACAAGATTTTCACGAAGCATGATTCCAAAATGGCGCTTGAGCGCACTGCGGAAATGCGCTTCTTGGGTCTTGCCCAGTTGAAGACCGAAGGCGGCCAGACCGCTTTTGACAACTCCGCTGGCGAACGCTTCGTGTACAACCAAGAGCACACTGAAATTGCTCTCGGCTACGCGATCACCCGCAAAGCTGTAGATGACAACCTCTACAAGACCCAGTTTGCGCCCAGCAACCTTGGCCTTATCGAGTCCTTCCAGCAAACGAAGGAAATCTACGGTGCCAACATCCTGAACACTGCCCAGACGTATAATGCGTCTATCGGCGGTGACGGTCAGGCTCTTTGCTCTGCGTCTCACCCGATTGACGGTGGCACGATTGCGAATCAGCCCACCACTCAGGTTGATCTGAACGAAGCCACCTTGCTGAACAGCATGATCGCTGTGCGCACGAACTTCAAGGATCAAGCTGGCCTGAAGGTGTTCGCGCGCGCTCGCAAGCTCATCGTTCCTCCGCAGCTTGAGCCGGTTGCTATTCGTCTGACGAAGACGGAACTGCGTCCCGGCACTGCGGACAACGACGTGAATGCGATCATGATGACCGCTGGCGGTCTTCCTGAGTCGTATATGGTCAACGACTTCCTCACCTCCGCTTACGCTTGGTTCCTGCTGACGAACATCGACGGCCTGAGCTATATGGAGCGAGTGAAGTTTGAAACCGATATGCAGGTCGATTTTGTGACCGATAACCTTTTGGTTAAGGGTTACGAACGTTACAGTTTTGGTTACTACAATTGGAGGAGTATCTTTGGTTCCTTCCCAACCTCTTGATTTGGTTGGGTTTTTCCAAAGAGTGGTAGTCTTAACTCCGAAAGGATAACCGATGGCTACGGTCATTAACGA